GAAAAGGCAGCTTGTGAAAAAGCCTTGACAAGCGCACCGGCGCAGGATATACAAGGCACTTACCGCCAGAGGTGGAGCGCCTACAATGCAATATATCACGCCTTTTTAATCGGCATTGGGTACAATGGCGCATTGTGGCGGGAACCGGCAACCGGTGAACCTTTACCGTTTGTTGTAGGCGCTGAGGGGGTGTAATTATGCCCCCTCTTTTTTCCTTCCGTAAGAAGTACACCACGCCCACCGGCGAATATTACACCCTATACGCCGATATGCTGAAACAGCCGCATTTACTTGTAGCCGGTGCAACCGGCAGCGGTAAAAGTGTGGTTATAAATGCCCTAATCTACACGGCACTATATAGCCCATGCGGAGCCGGTGACGGTGCAAAGGAATTTATATTGATTGACCCGAAAAGGGTTGAATTGATCGACTACAAGACTTTACCGCACACAATAGCCTACGCAAGCGAACCCGACCAAATGCGAAAAGCCCTTGACCATGCTTTACAGATCACAGAAACCCGATACAAGGCCATGCAGCGCCAGCGGGTGAAGAAGTACACCGGCAGCGACTTGTATTTGATTATTGACGAGTTCGCCGACCTTATGACCACAGATAAACGCTATATCATGCCAAAGGTGCAACGCCTTGCACAGATCGGACGAGCCGCAAAGGTTCATATAATTTTAGCCACACAAACCCCGATTGCAAAAGTTTTGCCGACTGAGATTAAATGCAACTTTGATTGCCGTATTGCCTTGCGTACCAGATCAGCACAGGACAGCCGAAATATATTAGGCGTGAAAGGTTGCGAAGCCTTGCCCCGCTATGGATACGCCTATTATATGACCCCTGAGAAAAACGCCCTGCACGAAATACCCATGATTGATGCGGACGAGCTGCGGCAGCGGGTAAACCATTGGACGAGCCAAACCAAACACAGAAAGCGCCTTGCATGATGCAGGGCGCTTTTCCTTTGCCCATGAGCCGCCACAGGGCAACCGGCAAGCAGCACGACCACCGGCGCAAAAGTCCTTTCTGCGCCCTTCTGCGCTTTCTGATAAATAAAAAAAAGAAAGCCCTTCTGCGGCCTTTCTGCAATATTTCCAATATATAAAAAGTCCCTTCTGTGACCTTTCTATAAGAAAACAATAAAACCGCCAAAAAGCCCTTCTGCGGCCTTCTGGCGGTCTTTCTGTAAATAATTACTCTTCTGCGTCTTCTGCGGTTCCAACAGCTTCGATATACTTCTGTTGCAACTCTTCGGGGCTTGTCTGATCTCCAAGCGGGGAATTGGGAGTCAATACAACCTCCTGTTTATCCTGATAGCCCATATTGTTCTTCATGAGAAAGATACCAGATACAGGGTTGATCTTACCATTCTGCATATAGTCTTCCATCTGAGCGTTCAACATTCGATAGGCTTTCTGGATTGCCTTTCTGACTTCAATAGGAAGGTTGGGACAGTCTACACCATTCGCCCATGCCCAAATAGTCTTTCTGTCAACATCAAAGGCCAGAGCCAGACCGGACACAGAGGGCTTCATATCGTTTTCCTGACAGATCGAGAAATACTCTGCAATACGGTTCCATACTGCGGTAGCGTCCCGATGGTCAATTTCCGGCAGGGTGGCAATGCGGAGAGTGTGAGAATTATAGGCGCTGTTCTCACCCGCCGCCATCTGCACTTTGTTCTGTTCAGATTTATCAGGCCGCTTCTTTTTGACAACCGTTTCTGCGACCTTCTGTAAGGCTTCTTCTGCCATTACTTCTGCACCTCCTTCTGTCACTCGCTGGCCTTGAAATTGTAAATGGGCTTGATGATCTTCATAATCTCAACCGTGTCGGCAATGTTCTCCACGATTTCTGTCATAGGCTTGTAGACCATCGGAGCTTCATCAATGGTGGACTGTCCAACGGAAGTCGTGAAGATACCCTGCATAGAGTCCTCGAACTCCTTGAGGGATACAACCTCCTTGGCCTTGCTTCTGCTCATGATACGACCAGCGCCGTGAGGGGCAGAGCAGTTCCAATCCTCATTGCCTTTACCCTTGCCGAGAATACAACCGTCACGCATATTGATCGGAATGAGCAGGGGTTCTCCGGCCTTGGCAGAGATAGCACCTTTGCGTACCATATTGGTTCCGAACTCAATGTAGTTGTGGATAGTTTCAAACATCGGCAGCTTCCAGTAGGCAATATCTGCGCCGAAGAGATCACCAACGATAGTGTTGGCAATGTGATAGCGATTGAGAGAAGCGAAGTGCTGACAAATCTCCATGTCGTGAAGGTAGTCTTCACGGTACTTGCCTGTGAGATAGCAGAGGTCTTTAGGAATATTCAGAGGGTTGGGGTTGAACTTTCTGTGAAGTTCTTTGATTGCTTTCTGGATTTCCTTTCTGCGACCCTGAGCCTTGTACTCAGCGATAAGCTGCTCCTGCTTGGCGTAGAGTTCGTCCTTGCCCTGCATGATCTCGATAGCGAGGTTCTGGTAGTATTCAGCGACTTGCTTACCGAGGTTTCTGCTGCCGGTATGGATAATGAGGTACTTCGTGCCGTCCTCGTCCACATCGACTTCGATGAAATGATTGCCACCACCGAGAGTACCAATGCTTCTTTCAAGGCGCTTGGTGTCTTTCAGTTCACGGTAACAACGCAGTTCCTTGAGCCGATCAAAGGCAAAGGGTCTACCTTCGTGGACATTTCTGCCGCTCGGCACTTTGGCTCTAATAATCTGATCTACGGTAGCCAGATTGAGGTCAATGTTGCCAAGCTCCACAGTCAGCATACCACAGCCAATATCCACGCCCACGATATTCGGAATGACCTTTTCTCCGAGGTCTGCGGTGAAGCCGATCACACAGCCAGCACCGGCGTGAACATCGGGCATAATACGAACCTTACAGTCTGCAAAGGCCGGTTGCTTGATAAGGGTGTACACCTGATTGAGAGCTTCCAGCTCAATGTTTTCTGTAAAGATTTTCAAATTGCTCATTTTGCTTGCTCCTTCCTTGAGGATTGAGGGAGATCATCTTCTCCCGAACCAGTTTATCGACCACTCTTCCGATCTCACGGTAGCCGGAGATAGCAGCCAGCTTTTCCAGATTGCCGAGGGTCTGAGCAGTCACAAGGATAGACACACGGCGCATATTCTTCTTGTTCATGGGATACCTCACTTCCGGTTCTTTCTGCGGCTTGCCTTAGCCATTTTGGAACGCTTCTGCTTCTTATACAAAGCACGAGGGGACTCCTTGTGGCGGCTCAGAGGGCGAACCTTTCTACCGCCACGCAGAGAAGCAGGAGTATTCTCATATTTTAGATCGGAAAAGAAATAGCTTTCGAGCAAATCCATTACACGACTCCTTTCAGCTTGATACCTCGGTAAGAAGCGTAGCCCTGCACCGTCACCTTGCCGTCATGCCACTCAGGGTGAACCTCCATATCGGCATTGAACCGCTTGGCGCTGCAAGCGTAGTAGCCGTTGGACTTACACCAAATCTTGTACGCATCGTAAAGGGACTTCTGGCGGGTGGAGCCGCCCTCGCTTCTCTCACACTTCTCTTCGAGGAACTGCAACACCAGATCGTTGTCCCGCTCGTACTGTCTGACAACCTTCTGCAAGGCTTCGGTCATCACAAGGCCAAAGCGCTTGTATTTGAAGTAGCCCTCAACCAACCATGTGAAGATGCCCTGCATGGCTTCCTCAGTCTGGAACTCGGTTTTCAGGCTCTTGTCCTGCTCGGCAGCGGTGAAGTGGCGGTTGAACTCAATGACCCGCACACGGTCAGAAGCGAACAGGGACTTGTCGTTGACCGAGGGGAGATCATTGCAGGAGAGCCAAAGAGTGAACTGCGGCAGGAAGGTGGTAGCGGTTTCATAGAGGTTTCTGGCCTTGATTTCCTCACCACCGGTGAGCTGCTTAATGGTTTCCTCGTCCAGCTTGCCGTACTGGTTGCTCTCAGCCATGGTCACGAACCTCTTGCCTTTCAGAGAAGCAAGCATGGGGTTGGCGGCTTCGGCATTCTTGGAGCGGTCAGATTTGCAAATGATGGACACGGGGGACACGGAAGCGTAGT